CGATGACCCATATGGGATAAACAATCGTTCCGTCTTTTATTGCGCGCAGAGCTACAGGGATGCACGTCACTACAAAGAGTCCGTTCAATGGTACAAGCTATACACGAGACTCTCAGGGACATGGGGTGAAGAACTATTTGAGTCGTACATGCAAATTTCTAAGTGTATGATGATAATCGGTGACACCGACGATAACATCATATCGTTGATGAATAAAGCGATAGAGATGTCTCCTGACAGGGCTGAGCCATACTTCCATCTGGGAAAATACTTCAATGACAAATCACGATGCGACTCGGGTTATAAGTATTTTAAGCTCGCACAAGAACAAGATTTCGATGCAGCAACGAGTAAGTATACACTATTCGTAAGCAGAAACTGCTACGGGAAGTACATAAATGATGAGCTGTCAGTGTCATGTTATTGGACTGACAAAGGCGAAGAAGGCATTGCTCTGATTGACGAGATAATAGATAAACCCGAGTTCGAGCACATAAACGAGCGGCTGCATACAAACAGAAAGTTCTTCGAAGACAAATACCCTGATTCAGGAGAAGCCGAAACTATTGAAGAGATCAATAATGATGACGCTATGTCCGCAACCAGCGATTAAATACATAATGATAATTATATTTTATATGCTTATGTATTTTCAAAACAATAACCTTTTGTATTCGCTGAAATTAGACTCGTATGTGTACGATTCTATGCTGGATAATTCTTCTACAGGCACAATGAATGTTTCATTGAGTGAAAGTTGCGCAACACCCCTGTAGTTATCGTGGGAGTATGTCGCAATGTTTATTTTATCGGAGTAACAGGTAAGCAAATGATGGACAAACTTCCAGACGTCACCCGTCCACGGTTGAGAGTATTTCATGACCCCATTCTCATATTTGGGATTTTTGGGAATTTTGAGCTGCTCTTCTTCGCAAATAGGAAGAATGTCATCTATAAATATTGTACCGCCGTCGTTAAGACATGCCATTGAGTTATTGAAGTCCTTGAGAACATACTCAGATTGGTGCATTCCATCAATAAATACCACATCGAAAGTATCGGTATTAGACTCAAAGAACTCGTCGCTCGTCTTTTTGACTATTTTCTCTCCGTCAACTTTCGGATCAGGATCAACACCGACCTTGTTTTCAGTGCCTACGTTGGCAAATGTAATCCCATACTCAACACCAATTTCGAGGTACCGTGTTTCCGGACTAACCTTGTGGTTGATGACACTGTGCCTGGTAGGATATATGTCGGTAGGCGATGCTGGCACCTGGTCCAACATATCATGTTCCACGTTTTTGTCACTTATGATTTCAAAATTGTCGTTATGTTTGCAAATTAGATGGAAGTATCTCACAATCTCGGCATTAGTTGCATCCATAAGACTATAGCACTTCATTCTATGGAAGCCCTTCGAATCTATTAGTCTCGTAAGTTCGTCTACAGTCTCTTCATTAGATAACAAGATAAAGTCATTTCTGGGGTTTCTATACAAAATTTCGACTTCATCTCTCTCCAACGCATCCTTTCCAATCAAGCAATACTGTTTGTCGTAGTCCCGATTAATGACGCTGTTGCAAAATTTGTGATCGTATTCCTTTCTTTTCCATATCTGACTATGTGAGTTTACGTATGTTTCATCTTCGTGTGCGTCTATCGCCTTCATGTGAGAATTTACATCATACATATTGAAAAACTGAGGCATTATATGTCTCGGACCAATTCTATTTATTTCCGAATTTCGTATCAGCGAAAAGTTACTGTTGTTGTCATTCATGAACTGTACGTAGCCAAGTTTGTGCACTTTGACGATCTTTGTGTTCAAAGCAGTCCTTAGCAAAATTTCGTAGTCGTCACAGATAGGAAGAAACTCACTGTAGTTTCCGAGCTTCATGAGTGTTTCCCTCCTCCATATTCTTGGATGATTCGGCAAGCATACCAAGTGGCTGAGGGTTATGTTGTTAATATTGGGGGTTACATAGGTGTCAACCCACCTATCATTGTATCTCTGTTTTACATATCCACCATATCCTTTGCATATACAATCGCCATAACGGAAGTTTGACCAATCCTCATATACGTTTATGAAGTCCATGTAGACAAACCCGACGTCTTCATCATCATCGAATTCTCTACAAGCATCTTTCAGAACATCTGGTAGTATTATGTCGTCGTGGTCTAGCTCCAGGACATACCTTCCTCGACAGAGTGAAACCGCTTCGTTTTTGACATTGCCGATATTTCCGCTATTACAGTCTCTCTTGTATAGTCTTATTCGTTTGTCTTTGCTTGCGATTCCTCTTAGAAAGTCAAAATGTTTGTCGTCGGGCGAGTCATCAAGCATAACCCATTCCCAGTCACCCATTGTCTGCAACTTCAATCCTTCATACGCTCGGTTAATTTTATCATAAGAATTATAACAAGTGGTAAATATCGAGAATATGGGTCTAGTCTGGACACGTGGCTGGATCACATTATTTATATAGCAGTAATTGACGTTACCATTGAACTCAGAGACATTGGTAATACTTGTCTTGTGTATCCAGCGTGAGGACATACGCGTTGGGATAATTGACGATACAAGTTTTGAGTACTGACTTCCATCACCACCATAAGTAATCAGAATATGGTGATTTGAGTCAAACATGTTGTTGAGCTGTGCATAGTCACTGGGAGAGATTATTTGCACGGAAAATTGCAAAGCATCCATATTGTCTTGGATGAACGCATCAATTTCGGAGTATCTATCATCTCTCAGGAGATAAACAAACGGATACTTCATTTTATATACAGCAATTAGCGTTTTTAAACAATAATTGTGGTAATTATAGTACTTATAAGACAAACTCCTTTTCTGTTGAGAAGAAGAATGTCTGAAAAAGCCTCCCATTCTCCTTGTTGGTTCCGAAATAATCCAAGCTGGCATGGAAGTGTCTGGCTTCGAAGAGCACAAGTCTGTTGAACACGTTCCCAATGCGATCGACCAACGTCCATTTTGTGTAATCCTGACTGCACTCGTCGATCATTTTCAGATTGCCCCTCGCTTCCGCCTCTTGTTCTGTACGCGTTCCATCGATAAACTGGTATATCCCTGTCCCTGCTGAGACTGGTGCATTTGGGGTCATAAAAAGAACCCCTGCCCAATTGTTAAACTTGTCATTATGAATCCATGTTCTGTCACGTGATGTTGTATATTGGAAACAACCATTATAGTTATTATCATTCTTTTCCATTGGCCAATCCGTTATTCTTCCAGCGAAGTGTCTTATATGGTCCTGAATGATGTTCATTATCTCTGTCGTAGCGTGCGATACTGTTCGTGACCCAGGGTAGTTCCCCTTTACATCGAATGGTTGCTGCAAGATGTGATTGCGCGTCTCGTAGGGGTTGTTATAAAAGTTGTCTATGACAAGCAGATTGCAGTATATGTTTTTGTTATTCTTGTAAAACTCTGTGCATTTGTTCATTTGCTCCTCGTTTTTGGTAGCTGTTTTAAGAAGTTGTGTTCGACATTCCTCATCGAACTCTTTAATCTTTGTTATAAGTGGAATATACATTGTACCGCCATTTGCATACTTACAGTTTTTGGGCACAGTTATGGAGTAATCCTGGCATTCAACTTTTGCGCAATTAATTTTTTGACCTCTGGAATTCGTAGTTGAATATGACGCGACCTTTGACCCGATGTGTGTGTGATTCTCCAGAGCCTCGCACAGGAACTTGTCAAAGCGTCCCAGATTCTCTTCGGTCGATAAGCCTATAAAATCGTCAAAAAAAATAGTGTCATACTTTCCACCCGAACACAGCACGTCCTGCCACCGACCCTTAATGACATTTACGACCAATTCAGGTCTATCTTCCGCCAGTTTTTCCTTAAATTCTTCGAACTTATCCCATACGACAGGTGCGCACTCTACCACTGTATAGGAGGTTACTGAGTCATATGAGCAAATTTTCTTGGCTGAATAGCCAAAACCAAAACCTATTTCAAGCACGCTGCCTGAAGGTTCGAGGACTTCTATGCATTTCTCCATGTACGGTTTTTCCCATTCCATCATCACTTGGTCATCTCCATTATTAAGAATGTCGTCGCCACTTATGTCTGTTGTATAGACCAACTTCATTTTACAATATTTAACATTTACGTTTAAGTATTGTAATCATGACTTAATATCTTCGCCAACATATGCTGCTATTCGGTTCATCAGAAACAGGTCGTTGGGGATGCTATGACGATCGG